TCAAATCATTCCCTTATGGGCGTTGTTTTCGCCATTTGCAAAAAAAAGTGTTTAAATATGCTATTTTTATTATAGCATCGTTAAATTTGGTTGTAAATAGAAGTTTTTAGGTGATTTGTGAAATGAAAATAATCAAAAATATACTAATTATAATAGGAGCTGTGCTTTTGCTTAATTACATTGTTTATTTACCAATGTGCGTAGACGATTATATCCGCGAAGAGTCAGAAGTGTATTCTGTCCAAAATGCGTACAGATCTTCTACCCTACATAAGAATAGCGCCCATGAAATAAAGCAGAGCATGCCGCCGTTTTTATTCGCCCTGCCACTAAACAGAAAAGACTATATCTTTGATGTTACGAATAATTTCTATGCAATCATAAACATATCGGTGTATATCTGGCAGTTTCCAAGGGCAAACATTAGTGGTATAATAGTAAAAACGAACTAATGTTCGGTTCTATTTCCCACAAAACGCACATATACTGTAATGTAGGTGGTAATTGCAATAGGGAGGGTTATTTATGGATTACAAGAAAGAGATTATTGAGATGATAGAAAAAGCAGACCATGACCAATTATATACAATATTTAGATTTATAATATCATTTCTAGGACTGAAATAAAGAAAAGGGGCAGGAGTTATTTCCTGTCCCCATCTTTTTACTCTTCTTTCTTATCTGCCAAAGCATTGGCAAGTTTCTGGAGAGTTTCCCACTCTGATTCATTTAGATTAGCAAGTATTTCTACTAATCGTATCTTGAAGCTATCTGCTTCTCCATTCAGAACCGAACCAACGAAATCCGCAATCTCGGATTTTCTTTTATTCTGGATGAACATATCACCTGTTCCCTTAGTCAGCCATTCGTAGTTGACTTTGAATTCCCTACAGATATCCTTGACAGTTCGATCTGATGGAACTCTTTCTCCTTTTTCTATCATCCAAACATAGTTCTTAGATACCCCGATTTTCTCGGCGAACTCATCCTGAGTCATCTTCGCAGTTTTTCTTATTTGTTGAATCCTGGTATTCACTCTTTTCACCTCCTATTCTTAACTGCAAGTATATAGTAGCACAAAAATCTAACTCTGTCAATTTTTTTGTGAGATTTACGCTTGACAAATCTATCTGAGTGAGGTATTATAATAACACAAGGTAACACAAAGCCTTGAGCGTTTACCACAATCTGATAGAAACAAGGCTTCTATTAAATAAAAAGAAACTGCTAGGGGTCTCGTCCCTAACAGCTCTTTACCAAATTTGTTTACCCTATGTACTTTGCAGGCTGACGCCGCATCTGACGAGACCAAATGCTTCTTGAAGCACCTTGTCACTTTCGCAGTCTTGGTTCTGCAACATGCCTAATCGCTGACAAAACAATCAGAGCCGTCTTTGACCTGTTTTGACTGTCGAGGTATCAGTACGGACGGATTAAGAGCAAAGGGAACAGGCAAATTCAAAAGTTGGGTCATGATAACCACTCCTTTCCTTTACCAATAGGCATTAACTAGGATAACACAAATAAGTGGTAAACGCAACTAAAAATAAGTAGGAGGTGATTCTTTGGAACGTCTTTACACCTGTGAAGAAATCGCTCGGAGATATAGTGTAAAAGTTCCTACCGTGTGGAGATGGATACGGAATAAACAACTTTCGGCAATCAATCTGAACGGCTCTGGTTACAGAGTGTCAGAAAGTGACTTAGTTGCTTTTGAAGAATCAAAACGTGTAAGAAAGGAGTGAATATATTGTCTGAGAAAGAAAAGAAGATTCTCGAATCAATAGCCAAGGCAGTTCCCAATATGTCAGAGTTTGACAAGGGATATTTTCTTGGGGTTGGAGAAACAATCGCAAAATACAAGAATCCTGATAAAACAGATAGGTTTCTTGAGTCGAAGATTCCAGAACGGAAGGAGCGAAAAATATGAAACGCCATCCAATTATGGAATATGTGATTCCAGCAATTGTAGCAAGTGCGGCAACAGTTTTAATCCGTTTAGTGCTGGGGTGGTAAGAATCGAGGAGGTGAAAACAAATGTTCCACAGAACACCGTCAAAATATGACAACATGACAAAATGGGAAATTCTGGATTCCATAAACAGTGACCCTCATTATTCACATGGGAAAATGGCTAGACAAGCACACAGAGCGTTGCGCAAGTATGGTGACGGATTACCAATCATTTACAGATATCCGAATTTCCCCTATTTGTTATCTGCATTTGCTGGAGGATTCTCAGCTGTGACCGTATTCATTTTGTTTTTGTCAATGTAAACATTGATTACCTGTCCAGATTTGTACAGTGCAAATAAGCTGATTACGATGGCAACAATGGACAGGACAACAGGGATATACCACCGTCTGCGGTCTCTTACATAAGAATCATAAAAAGCTTTTCCGGCTGACTGAATACAGACAATGGTTGGTGTGATTCTTGAATCGGTATCTTCTTTACTGTATTTAATGAATCCGCGTTTCCCAAGATATTCTATTTCTCCTTTTTCTGAATTGGAAAAATCAGACAACGGTATATCAGTTTTATAAAGACGTTTCACCAATTTGATTTGTGAACCAGAAATTTCCATAACATCTCTCCTTTCATAGGAGAGTATAACACGAAATTCAAAAGACGAAACAAAGAAACTGTGCATTCACAGTAATTAAAGAGGAGGAAGAAAATGAAGAAAATGAAGAAATTTGAATTAACATCAGAAACCAAAATTAACATTTTCGGAAAGAAACTTTTCCGAATCAAAGCACTCATTTCATTTGCGGATGTAGAAGCCGGAGAAACTGGCGGATGGGTAGAAAAAGAAGGAAATGTAAACCAGTCCGGCGATGCATGGGTGTCCGGCAATGCAGAGGTGTACGGCAATGCAGAGGTGTACGGCAATGCAAAGGTGTACGGCAATGCAAAGGTGTACGGCAATGCAGAGGTGTCCGGCAATGCAGAGGTGTCCGGCGATGCATGGGTGTACGGCAATGCAGAGGTGTCCGGCAATGCAGAGGTGTCCGGCGATGCAAAGGTGTACGGCAATGCAGATGTGTACGGCGATGCAGAGGTGTACGGCAATGCAGATTACACAACTATTCATGGATTTGGTACTCAATTCCGTACCACTACGTTTTTTAGATGCAAAGATAAAAAGGTCAGAGTTGCATGCGGATGCTTCTTTGGGACTATTCCGGAATTCCGTGAACAGGTTAAAAATACCAGAAAAGGGAAAATTGCAGAAGAATATCTAATGATTGCTGACCTTATGGAAAAACATTTTGAAAAATAAAGTGCTCCGAAGGAGAGCTGAAACCTCTCGCCTCGGAGCTGTAAACCACTAACCACACTAGCGGATTACAGGATAATCATATCATTTCTTCCTGTATTTCGCAAGAGAACAGGAGGATTTTTATGAAGAAAACCGAGGATAAAAAAGTGACAAATTTTGAAGAGTTCGAAACTTTCTATGCAGTTGAAGTTGTAAGAGAGGCAAAAAAGCAGACTCACAAATGGTTCTGTGCATGGATTGTAACCATGATTGCATTAATTTTTTCAAACGCTGCATGGATGTTTATTAAGTAAGAAAGGAGGAAAAACTGTGGCAATCAGATATACCACAGAGCAAAAGAAATACATCCTTTTGAAAGGCAATATTGCAAAAAGGATGGAGGCCGAGCGAGTAAGTGATGCACAGATGGCAGCAATTACCGGAATGGCAGAAAACACTTTCCGTAAAAAGCGAAATAAGCCGGAAACATTCACGTATCCGGAACTGCGGCATATTTTTATTCGATTGAACTTTCCTAACGAGGAAATCTTGGAGGCTTTGACATGAAAAATTGGATAGACTCCATTCTGATTGGAGGGATAGCAACGTATCTTCCGTTCTGGACCTGGGACAACAGCCGTGACCAGATCATGGGAGCGTTGGGACTGATCGGAGCTGTGTACATAGCAAGGACGTGGAAAGAATGGACATGCTAGACATGCCAACTAAAAAAGGATCCTCAGAGCTGCAACTCAAATAAGGATCCAAGACAATATATTTCTTCTCCATTGTAGAAGGAAAGAAACCAAAAGTCAATACAAGGAGGAAATTATGAACGAAGAGAAAGTCAGAGAAATCTTTGATTTATGTGTCAGGATTTCTAACGAGACAAGCAGGCGCATAACATTTGATTACAAAATTGATGGTGATGAAACGATGGTTTATTTGTATGTCTTTGGACACAATGGTGCAATCGAAAAGCACTTTATGCTGTCGCAGCATTATGAGTTCGAACCAGACATCTATAGTTTCGATAAAGCTAATGAATATCTACTCAGCATTTTGAACGAAGGAAGGTGTTCGGTATGAATCTGACAGGGAATGGAAGTATTTCTGAAAAGGAATTAGAAGTTATAAGGCATAAGCATTCTGGAATTTATAAAAGACAGGCAGATAATTATACTGCTGTAGAGCGAGAGGAGAAGAAAAATGAATTTGTACGAAATTGATAATGCGATATTGAACTGCGTAGACATGGAGACCGGAGAGATTATTGATATGGGAAAGCTGAATGCTCTCCAGATGGAAAGGGCCCAGAAGATTGAGAATATTGGTTGCTGGATTAAGAACCTTCTGTCAGATGCGGATGCTCTGGACAAGGAAAAGAAGAATCTTGCGGCAAGACAGAAGGCTGCTGAAAACAAAGCAGCATCGTTGAAATCGTATCTTTTGAAGTATCTTGATGGTGAAAAGTATAAATCAGCGAAAGTTTCTATCTCTTACAGAACAGGTACTTCTGTAGACATCGCAGAAGGAGCAGTTGTTCCGGATAAATTTCTTAAATATTCAGAACCTACACCGGACAAGACTGGCTTAAAGGCAGCATTAAAAGCTGGCGAGATATTACCTGGAATCACATTGGTAACATCACAGAGTATCCAGATTAAGTAGGAGGGTGTATGGAGAACCTTGAATTATATAACAAGGTACGTGAAGTTCCGCAGGATGCAAAAAAGACGATATCCGCTGGAAGGATTAAAGGGTTCACAGATATTAATCCCATGTGGCGCATCAAATGCCTGACGGAGCAATTTGGACCGTGTGGAATTGGATGGTACTACAAAACAGTAGAGAAATGGACGGAGACAGTAGGAGATGAGATCTGTGCGTTTGTTATGATCGAGCTGTATGTGTTGTACGATGGCAAGTGGTCTCAGCCAATCTCTGGAACCGGTGGAAGCAGACTGGCAACCAAAGAGCGGTCAGGAGTTTATGTATCTGATGAATGTTACAAGATGGCCACGACAGATGCGTTATCGGTTGCCTGCAAAAATCTGGGTATCGGAGCAGACGTTTATTGGAAAGAAGGAAAGACAAAGTATGATCAGACAGGAAGTGCATCCAATGAGCTGTCCAATACGGATATATCCGCCCTTAGATCATACATGAAAACAAATGGACTGGATGAAAAGAAAGTCCTTGAGAAGTATCGCCTGACTTCTATCAGCCAACTGACGATTGGAAATGTAAAGGCGATAACGGATCCAAAGAATCTTGAATATTTCCAAAGAAATTGTGGTGAGTAAGATGGAATTTACCGGAAAGATAAAATCATTGGCGAAAGATCTTGTGACAGAGAAATGGAACCTGCAGGTAGAATTGAATGAAGATGCACATGAAGCCAGTGAGCTTATAAGATGTGATAAGCTGGATGTTCGGCTTAAACAGCACAAGGACAAGCGTTCTTTGGACGCAAATGCTTACTATTGGGTATTACTCACGAAGCTGGCCAAAGTCCATGGATGGACGAATGATGAAGCCCACAACCGCCTTTTGAGACGGTATGGACAGATTGAAAGAGTGGATGGAAATCTTATTGCTGTTTATCTTCCAGATACAGAAGAGACAGAAAAGGATGTCTTGAGCAAAGTAGAATATCACCTTAAACCACTTCCTAATACAGTAGGCACACGTGATGGGGAGATTAAGAGGGTATATATACTCCTGAGAGGTTCAAGTACATATAACACAGAAGAGATGGCACATCTGATCAAAGGCCTGATCCAGGACTGCCGAGAATCAGATATACCGGACAGTGAGATTATGACACCATTTGAGAAACAGAAACTCTTGGAACAGTATGGAATAGGTGGAGAGAATGAACAGACGAACAAGGGCATTGCAGTTTGATGCAAAGACCAGAAGAAAGATTCTTGACCGGGATAACGGCTGTATCTTCTGCCAGATCGGATTCTACATGCATGCGGCATCAGATTTCCAATATAAGCAGATTGAGATCATGCATATCGTCAACCGGTCGCAGGGCGGACTTGGAATCGAACAGAATGGTGTTACCGGATGTAAATACCATCACCAGCTCCTAGATAACGGAGCAAAGGGATTAAGGCCGGACATGCTGGCCTATATAGAAAAATACATGAGTCGGATATATCCCGGATGGGATTCTAAAGAACTTGTGTATAAGAAATACGGGTGTAACTAAAATCCTATAGATATATCACATGATCATCTCCCAGGGCGTGACCTGTATAGCTCCCTGGGAGGGAAAGGAGAAATATGAACAGCAGAAACAAAGGTGCTGCCGGTGAAAGAGAAGTAGCCGGTATCCTTCGTGGATATGGGTACAAGGCAAGGAGAGGTCAACAGTATAGCGGAGCTAATGGCGATGCAGATGTGGTCGGTCTTCCTGGTATACATATAGAGGTAAAGAGAAGGGAAAAGCTGAATATATACGATGCTATAGATCAGGCAAAAAGAGACAGAAAATCGGATGAACTTCCAGCAGTATTTCATCGGAAGAATCATTTTGAGTGGCTTGTTACGATGCCATTGGAGGACTGGATAAAGATATACAGGGAATGGGAGGCTGGTTATGGATTATGTAAAGATCAGCAGGAAAATCCTTGAGTGGGAATGGTATACAGATGCAAATACCAAGGTGCTGTTCCTGCACATCCTGTTAAAAGCAAACTGGAAAGACGGAAGGTTTCAGGGAGTAGAAGTACCAAGAGGATCATTTGTGACTTCTTTGCAGAATCTTGCAGCAGAAACAGGGCTTACAGTAAGGAATGTAAGAACTGCACTAAAGCATCTGGAAAATACGGGGGAAGTGACAAGCAACCGACACGTTAAATTCAGCGTAATTACGGTAAAAAACTACGACAGGTATCAGTCAGGCGACACACAAGTGACAGTCAATCGACAAGCAAGTGACAGTCAAGTGACAACAATAGAAGAAGGGAAGAAGGAAAGAAAGGAAGAATATAATAAATCTCCTAAAGGAGATTATGAGAGTGGAACTCCTGAAAACAGCATCTATGCCACGATTCGTGAATTGTACAATTCCGTTTGTGGGTCGTATCCCCGCCTGGTAAAGATGTCTGAGGCAAGGAAGAAGGCTATAAATGCCAGAATGAAGACAGGTTACACTCTTGATGACTTCCAGACTTTGTTTGAAAAGGCAGAGGCTTCCGACTTCCTGAAGGGAAAAAATAAACGCAACTGGTCAGCAACATTTGACTGGTTGGTCAGTGATTCCAACATGGCAAAGGTCCTTGACGGAAACTATGATGCGAGAAAAGAGGCGATAAAAGATGAACCAGAACCAACTAACTCAGTCAGATTATGGTGAGTGTCCTGTGTGCCATGGGACTGGATGGGAGACATATTATGCCACGGTCTATGATTACGGACTTCCAGAAGAAATTCAATATGCTCGCAGATGTCCAAAGTGCAAAGGTGGTTATAGAGCACAGGACCGTACCGGAGTACCAAAAGAGTACCATGAGGCAGATCTTGGCAAGTTCGATTTTGATATTTACCAGAGAGACATGAGCAAACTGAGAGACTTGTGTACCACCTTTCTGAACCATTTCCAGAAGTGGGAAATGGCAGGAAAGGGACTGTATCTGTGGAGTAAGACACCGGGAAGTGGAAAAACCTTCTTGGCGTGCTGTCTGGCGAAATCGGTGATGATGAAATACGATCTGCAAATGCGTTTCGTGACTGCACCTGACTACATAAGCGCTGTTGGTGACAGCTACAAGCGTGATCGCGGAGAAGAGGATCCCAGTCAGGTATACCGGGATTGCAAACTTCTTGTTCTGGATGATATCGGCGCACAGGCAGACAAGGAATGGCAGCGACAGGAAATGTTCCGTCTGATCAACAAGCGTATGGAGGACGGAAACATTACAATCTACACTTCCAACATGAGCACCGATAATCTGAATGTGGACACCAGAACCAGAGACCGGATCATTAAGACCTGTGTAGAGTTGCAAATGCCAGAGGAAGGTATTCGAAAGAAAAAAGCAGCAGGAGAACAGAGACAGTTCCTGGCAAGCGTGATGGGATAGAGGAGATGGCTAAGCAAATACTTACAAAAATTAAAGATGAGTTAAAGACAATGCAGTAGTCCAGAGTTTTGGAATACAATAAAAGAATTTTACAATGTGAAAAATGATGATGAATATTTTGATGCATTACATAAAAAAAATCGAGGATTTATATGAAATCTATCCAGACAGCTTGGCAAGATATCTGTCTTTAGCACTCTATAAATGGGCGGAAGATGTGTCAACAGGAAAAACGTAAAATATAAGAAACATGGAAAAGAATGTCGTATAAACACAGCAATGGAAGTATTATGAAGGTATCCAGACAAGGAAAGACATATATCTGTACATCATAAGATACCTGAAAGAACATAATTATCCGCCAAGCATTCCAGAAATCGCAGCAGACCTGAGCATATCTAACCATACTGTGCAGAATCATTTCGGTGAATTACTGGAAAGTGGCTTACTTGCGACAGACAACCCCGGAACGCCACGAGCGTATCGATTGACAGGATACAAGTTCAGAAAGGTGAAGGAAAAATGAGTAGCAAGTTAAAAGTCAAGAAAAAGACCAGATTTCCTGTTCAGACTTCTAATCAGGCAGCTCAGGCGTTCGGGCGTTCAATGCAGATCTGTTATAGACAGATAAAAGACGTAGAGCAGCAAGCCTACGAGGATGGATTCACTGTTGGTGAAGATTGGAGCAATACGATCAACACTGTCACTACCATGATGGATCTGAGACGTTTATATGGCTTTTCTACGAAGCGTTTACTTGATGTGGTAAGAACTGCCAATGGGTATGTTGAAATGGCAAATAGAGGCGAAATGAGCGTTCTGAGCATGATGCAGAACATTGAAGAGAACACAGATGTAAGATTTGATGAGATGAATAAGAATCTGGTTAAGAAGATGGGAGTATAAAATCATGTATCAACTGCACAATAGCGTGTCAGTTACTTACATGGGGAAAGGGAATAAGAAAAATGAGAGATAAAGAACGCATTTTGATGATTATTATTTCAAGGATCATACCGGGACTGACTTCTTGTACGGCAAAGAAAGAAGATTATATTCGACCGTTTATATTTAACACGCATGAATTAAAAGCCGGTGATCTAGTTATGGCGAATACTACTGTTTTCCCGAATGAATTTATGGTCGGTTTCGTGCATGAGGTAAAAAGTGATTGCGTCGTTATCCGGGAAATAGGCTCTAAAAAGTTGTGCAATTATTATAACGAAGCTTTTTCGGTCATTAACAAGGAAAAACTGGGGTACGAAATTCTTGAAGGTGTGCAGTATAAAACGTATCAGAAAGTTTTGAAGGCATTTTCAAAATACACAAGCCATTCAACCAGATTTCGAAGTATAGAATTTTCTGGTAATACTTGCACGGTAACAAGCAGGATAATATTCAAGAACGACAAAAACGGCGAAATTTCTTTCGAGTACAACCAGAAGACAAAAATTTCCGATATAGGTAAATTGTTGGAAAAAGCCGGGTTATAATACGAAAACGGGGAAAGTGAGGATGAAAATGAAAAACAATAATTACACTTCATTTTTCAAAACGAAGCCAAAGAAAGTAGAGAGATACATTCGTTGCAGAAAATGTGGTGGAAACATGGAATGGAGTAGAGACTTTCCGCCACAAATCAAATGTACGAAGTGCGGATATACTGTATATTCACAACCTTATGAGCCAGATTGTATCAAACTGCCAGAAACATGGGAAGAATATTTTGAATTGTATGAGAAAATAAGGAGGAGAAATGGATAAATTAAAACCGTGTCCGTTTTGCGGAAAAGAGATAGATACGGACAAAAATGTATACATTCCAGAAAGAGACTGGGCACCGTCTTTTTACGATCCTGACAGTGGGGGGATCCAATAGCCATTCACTGTGAATGCGGATTAACATTTTGCACAGACACATGGGATTGGAAGGAAGCTGTTGAAATATGGAATAAAAGAGTAAACAAGGAGGGCACGAAATGAAATTATTTAAAACAGTAGATGAGAAATTAGCGGAAATTGGATTTGTAAAAGAAGAAGAAGACAAGTATGGGTGTGTGTATAAAAGAAAAGATAAGGAATATAATTTTACACAAAAAGTCTTCATTGGACACAAAAAATCTGGTGGACATATTTTGCAGTCATATGATCCAGATTTAGGAGATGATAAAGGGATTGGAAATACTTGTGTTGGTCTTACAGGATCTGAAATGAAACTGTTTATTAAAAAGATGAAGCAGTTAAAAATGTATGCGGGCAAGGAGGACACAAAATGTTAATCAGAAGTCAGGATAAAACAGTAATAGCAAACATCGATAATGCTTTCAATATTGCAATTCGAGACATTAATGGAGCGACAGCAATACATATCGGAACTCAAGGCAGTTGTTGCAATATGGCTGAATATTCCACTAAAGCAAAAGCCATGAAAGTACTAGATATGATTCAGGAAGCCTATGTAAATGGACATATTGATTATCAGATGCCAGCGGACAGTGAGGTGGAAATATGAAAAGATCTGAAACAACAAAATTTCTTAGCAGATTGTTGGAAAAAAGCCGTTTTTCTGGTCCAGGTAAATACTGGGCTAGAGAAGTAAGCCTTGATTATGGCTACGCAGCAGGAAAGGCAAGAAGAGTAGATTACATGCAATTTATTCCGGAAAATCAGTGCTCTATCTCAGCAATCGAAAAAGGAATATTTGCATGCTATGAAATCAAAAGTTGCAAAGAGGATATTTACAGCGGAAATGGATTAAATTTTATTGGCGAAAAAAACTACCTTGTGACAACAATGGAGTGCTACAAAGAGATTTTACCTGATTTAAAAAATGGAAAATTTGCCCAACATATACGTGAGAATTTTCCGGAATGTTACGCGGAAATAGGTAACATGGGAGTAATGGTTGCAGTTCCGTATCAGAGAGATGTTGCAGAAGAATTTGAAAGCCCAACACCACTAGGTGAAGATGTGGAGAAATGGAGATTATCAGTTATTTTGAAGTGTGGACACAATGGTTCAAGAAAAAGATCCATGACAGAACTGTTGTTTTGCATGGTAAGAAGCGGGCATTGAGAAAGGATGGAATAATATGATACATATCAAAGAAAGATTAATGCAGTACGCGGATAAATATTCGGGCTGCTACAAATACGCCGGGGTGTATGTCAAAGTTATTCAAGATATGATTGAGCAGCTTCAAGCGGCGATTGTATTGGCGGAGAAGTAATCGCTTGGATGCCACTTCCAGAACCATACAAGGAGGATGAGCCATGATTACATTCTTATTAGGATTCACCCTTGGAACCATATTCGGAGTGATTGGTCTTATATGCGTAGCGATCATGTACGACAAGCACCATCCAGAAGAGTAGAAAGGAGAACGGTATGCTGACAAGGAATAAAAAGCTGAAAGACTACGGTATTCCGGCAGATGACATTGAAAAACTGAATACGATGTTAAAAGACTTTCCGGCAGAGTACGGATACCTGCTTTCCGGTGCCGCCTTGTCAGCTTGCCCGAAGAACACGGTGATAGCGGATATGGTTATTGAGAATATCCTACACCGGAAAAGTTACAGAAAAATCAGCAGAGAAAGATATATCCCGATGAATCCAAAAGACTTCTACGGATACAGACGCAAGACCGTCGCTGTACTGTATGAGAGGATGCGGTTGTTGGGAGTATGGGAGGAAAAATAAATGAAAGAATATAAATGTCCAAAGTGCAATAGTAAAAACCTTTTTGTCAAGAAAGTTGGGAATAATACGGGATTGTATTGCGGGGATTGCGGTGCATGGATTAAATGGGTCGGGAAAAATGAGCTGAGAGCGTTTGAATATTTAACTAAGCAGAAACACGTAGACGATGCTAATAGCAAACAAGACGATATTGCAAGCATCATTTATAGCACTCTCGATCATATGTATTGCGATAATTGCAGATTCAATAGCGAAATTAAAGAAAGCGATAATGGTGAATGGAACTGTGATGAATGCCACAGAAAATATAATGGATGGGGAGTTTCCATGCAGGAAAGTAATAAAATTGCAAAAGAAATTTTAAAACAGTTAGGAGAATAGAATATGAGCAGACTGATTGATGCAGATAAGATCGATTTTAACGAAGTTTTTGTTGGTGCAAGTGAATTTGCACAAGACACAAGAAATGCGGCACAAATGTTGATTGATAATCAGCCGACAGCTTTTGATGCGGATAAGGCTATTAGCGAATTGGAAAGAGATAAATTCATTGAATCAGAATGTATTTTATCTGATGTGCATCAAGGATACAATGCTGGACTGAGCAGGGCAATCGAAATCGTGAAAGGCGGTGGAGTTGAATGAGAGAAATTCTTTTTAAGGCAAAGCAGATTGATAATGGTGAATGGATAGAAGGAAGCCTCATAGATTTAGACATTGACAGCGGATATTGTTATATTGTTCAGCCGTATAAAAAAGCGAGTATATTGCCAATCATCTTTTTAATAACAGACAGAATGAAATTGGTTGATCCAGAAACCCTCTGCCAGTTCACAGGACTTTACGACAAGAACGGGAATAAAATTTGGGAAAATGACATTTTGATGGCACACTTGGACGAATCTTACCCGGAAAATGTGACATATGAAACTGTTGAATGGAATGTTGCCGGATGGGTAGGGCGCGAAACTGATAGTATAGGCAGACAATATCTTGATAAATTCGATCTGGAACATTATGAAGTAGTTGGAAACATTTTCGACGATCCAGAGTTGTTACAGGATGAACACAAATGAGTAAATCAGTATTAGTGATAGATACGCCAAAATATTGTGCTTTATGCGTTTTACGCAGCGGAGTGCATCACCCGTTCTGTAGAGTAAACAATAGAGATATTACAGATTTGAGTATTAGACCTGCTTGGTGTCCATTGAAGCCATTACCGGAGAAAATGAAAGTAACTGGGCTTTATAACTGCGAGTATTTCAAAGCGGGAGACAGGCCGCCGAGCTATAAGATCGGCTGGAATGATTGTATTGATGAAATTATAGGAGGAGGGAATTCTGATGATTAATTTAACAGGAAAAAGCGTATTTGTAAGAACACAGGAAGAATATTTGAGTGTTCTGAAAATGGCAAAGCTTCAGGGATTCACATGGGCGAGAGAAGACCATTTAAACCCTATCGAAATTCCGTTTCCAAACTTATTGAATTTTTATAGTAGCAAGGTTGTTACTTACAGAGACAATGAAAAAACATTGTGCGAAGTATCTGAAATCGTCGAAGATGAAGAAAAAATCAAGGATGCAGTAAACCTTGTCAGAACATTCGCTAAATACCCAGACAGAACAGCATTGACGGACTCATTTATTAAGTCCTTGAAGTTGCTTGCAGATACTGTAGAAAGTCAGATGGAAGAGGTGAAGTAGATGGAGAGATTAACAGAAAGATACAAAGATTCTATTGCGAACACAGTTTTAATTAGGGAATGCGGGGACAAACTTTGCAAAGATATTTGTGACGATATTGAATGTGATTGTAGCAAATGTGAATTAGAGAAAGCTCTTGAAAAACTTGCCACTTATGAAGACTTAGAAGAACAGGGCTTGCTTGTGAGATTGCCGGTTAAAATCGGTGATGATATTTATAAGATTCCGAGCAAAGCGAATCATGATTTAAATGTTCTGAATGGATATAAAGCAAATAACAGAGTGTATCATCAAAAAGCTTACAGCATTGTATTTTCACAAAGTGGTTGGTTCGTACAGTGTGATAAAGACAGTATTCATGCCCCGAATGTTATTTGTGTTGACGTAGAATACGGGAAAACATGGTTCCTCACTCGTGAAGAAGCTGAGAAGAAGTTGGAGGAACTCAAAAATGAAATTTAAAGAATTTGTAAACTGGTGCAATGAAAGAGCCTGTGATGGATGTTGGGGAATGCTAGAAGCAATAGCGTGTATTAATTTAATAAATGAGATTATGAAAATCCAATTTTGGAAAAGAGAAAAAATCTGGAAAGAAAATTATGAGCGACAGGTATTGGAAGAGATTATTAATCCGATAGAGAAGAAGTTGGAGGAGATGGAGAATGGCTGAATATGTTAAAAAGTCAGATGTAATAAAAATCATGGAAAATAATTCTCACATGATAGAGGTATTTGGAGTTAAGAAGAAAATAATTGACGGATTCGCAATGGGTTGTGATTTCGAAGATCTGGAAACTGTCAGTATTGAGGAGGACGATAATGAGGATTAACATGAAACCAGAAGAAGCAAAAGACATATTATCCGATATGAGAGACCAGCATTTATGTTTCATTGAAAGTTCTGAAAACAAAGATGAATGGCAGAAAAAATATCTCAAGGAAGCATGGGCGTGTGATTCCGGAGCAAAAGCATTGGAAAAGCAGATTCCATGCAAACCTGAAGAATATGTTCCAGATTTTCCGTACAATATATTTTCCACTCAAAAATGTGCGAAATGCGGAACACCTATTATTGGTAAAAAAATAAGCAAGTACTGTTCTGAATGCGGGCAGAAAATTGATTGGGGAGAGGAGTGATTAAATGGATTTTAATACAGCAATGGCGAAATCAGTAGCATGGGCCAGTACATCATTTGCCGTAATAGCGGCACTCAGTTATACAAAAGAACCATTATGCTTAATGGCATTAGTTCTTCCGCTGTTTGTTGGATTACTTGCACATTAATGAGAAGGAGTTGATAATCATGTTGGACAATCCTACACTTGAAATTGACAGAGAAAAGAACGAAGTTACGATAAAATGTAATGGGGATACTATAAAGTTCAAAGATGATAATGTGGAAGTGACCAGGGCGAGCAAAAACATGATGTTTAAGTCACCAGACATAACCCCGCAACTCGCCATATCAGCATTCACAGTACTACATCAATATTGCAGCTCAATCAGTCCACATGACTGCATCAGATGCGTATTTTACGAACATTGCCCGGAGTGTTTCATGGGGTGTCCGGGAAATCAGGGCGAGACAATCAGAAAATTACAAAGCAATGAATAAAATTAGAGAGTCGGTATTTACCGGCTCTTTTTTAGCACAAAATTTCTCAAACATGTACCACAACTTTTCCACCAACCTATGATAGAATATACTCAGAAGTGTTACTATGGGATTTTATAGCCAGAAATGAGGTGATGATATGGCGAACTTAAAAGCAGTTACAAGAAAACTTCAAAAAGCTATATTATCCACCGGATTAATTATAAAAATCGGAACATCGCAATTCTACAGCAATGAGCAGGAACGATTGATTACAGTAACGATTATATCGACACCTACACTTCATCTCACAAAAAGGGGTGAATGGAAAGATTGTGATTATGAAATATTACGAACTGCATCCCAGTATGATGTAGTCATGTGCCTAAAAGAAATATGGGAGGCGGTCAGAAAATGATGGTGGGAGATAAGTATATATTAAATGGGGCAAGTCAACTTGGAGTAACAAGAGAAGGAGAGGAAGTAAAAATACCTCCGTTTTCCGTAATAGAAAAAATAAGGGATAATTTTGCAGACAAGCTTAAATTTAGAAATATGTTTGTATTATGTAAAACTGGACAAGAAATAGATGTTAGTCAGAGTATTATTGAAAGATATTTTATCCCGGATACAAAGGACGGTGGGTAAATGAATCTCACTCCTAAACAGAAAGCGTTTGCAGATGAATATATAAAGAATGGCGGGAATGCATCTGACGCCGCGAGGAAAGCAGGATACGCGCCTAAAAGCGCTGATGTAATAGGGCGCGAGAACTTACGGAAACCTACGATTTCGGCATATATAGCCGAAAAACAGTCTCTCATCGAAAAGCAAAAAGGCACTGACATCATGTCTCTGGCAGAAATCCAGCAACGCCGCTCCATGATCGCAAGAGGTGAGCTGACCGATTCATTCGGATTTACTCCAGATTTCTCCGATCAGCTGAAATCCATGAATGATCTGGAAAAGACATTAAAAATTAAGCAAGAGCAGGAAGAAAAGAAAGCAGCAGAGGAAGCTGCCAGAAATGCAAAAGAGTATCACATGGATCTGTATAACATTCCCGATTGTTTTCACTGGGCTATTAGAGACATTCGAGATAAGGAACATCTGGAGTATGTATTTAAGGGCGGACGTGGCTCCACGAAATCAACCACTGTTGGAATGACTATAGTAGAGTTGATGAAGAACAATCATGACATCCATGCTGTGGTTTGCCGTAAGGTTGGGAATACCATTAAAGATTCTGTGTATAACAAAATCAAATGGGCTATTGGAAAACAGGAATTTACAGAGGAATTCGATTCTAAACTTTCTCCTATGGAGATTACATTAAAAGCAACCGGACAAAAGATATACTTCCGTGGTGCCGATGACCCTGACAAGATCAAATCTATCAACCCTGAGTTCGGATATATTGGCATTCTCTGGTTCGAAGAGTTAGACCAATTCGCAGGGCCTGAGGAAATTCGTAAGATTGAACAGTCTGCGATCCGTGGTGGCAACCTTGCGTGGATATTTAAAAGCTTCAATCCACCAAAAACAATGAATAACTGGGCTAATAAGTATGTTCTCGAACCAAAAGAGAACAGAATAGTTCATTCATCAACTTACTTGGACGTGCCAAAAAAATGGCTGGGGCAGCCATTCATTGACGAAGCAGAGCATCTGAAAGAAGTCAATCCAAACGCTTATGAGCATGAGTATATGGGAATTGCGAATGGAAATGGCGGAAACGTATTTGAATATCTGGAGATTAGAGATATTACAGACGAAGAGATCAGCCACATGGACAAAATATTTCAGGGGTGCGACTGGGGATTTTTTCCTGATTCGTATGCTTTTATTCGTTTGTATTACAATCATAACACTGAAAAGATATATTTCATCGATGAAATTTACGAAGACAAATGGAGCAATAGAGAATCAGCGGACGAGATTTTAAAAAGAAAATATAATGATTATACTATTACTTGCGATTCAGCCGAACCTAAATCAATCAATGATTATAGAGATTTTGGACTCCCAGCAGTGGGTGCAATAAAAGGGCCTGGAAGTGTAGCATATTCTATGAAATGGCTTCAAACAAGAATTATTGTTATCGACCCTAAGAGAACGCCTAACGCTTATAAAGAGTTTTCTAATTATGAATACGAAAGAGATAAGGAAGGAAATATCATTAGTGGTTATCCAGACAAAGATAACCATTTGATTGATGCAAGTAGGTATGCAACAGAATCATTATGGAGAAGAAGGGGGAGCAGTGCATAATGTGTAAATTTTGTGACGAATTAGCTTCTTGGAAAGAATGCCATGATAATCCAGAACGCAAGAAGAACAAATATATATACGGCTGCATGTTGTACATGTACATGAAAGACCGAAAAGGAAGCATTACTTCCAGACCGTTTGACCTTAATTATTGTCCGATGTGCGGAAAGAAGATAGCAGCAGGTGACTAAATGGGACTTATAACAACACTAAAAAGGTGGTTTAACATGATATTCAAAAAGCAAGCCGAAGAGGACTTTAATATCCAGGCGGCAGAGTTTCCAGAGATGGAATCGCTGATTAACCGGTGCGCGAACATCTACAGAGGTGCACCAGACTGGTTAGATGATAAGGATAATATCAAGACGATTAATTTTGCTAAATCTGTCTGCTCAGAAACAGCTCGGCTCGCAACACTGGCAATCGGCATTCAGATTGACGGTTCCGCAAGGGCAACATGGCTACAGGAACAGATTGACAAGGTATATTTCCAGATTCGGCACTGGGTAGAATATGGTTGCGCCTATGGAACGGTATTCATTAAGCCAAATGGTGAGAGCCTTGACGTGTTCACTCCGGCTGATGTGATGATTGTGGACTACGACAATCAGGAAATCAAAGGGATTATATTCAAGGATTCTTATACTGTTGGACGGAAATACTACACACGGCTTGAATATCATCGTTTTGTTGAGACCACTGTGGACGGAGTGACAACCTATCCGTACTACGTTTCTAACAGAGCCTATGTATCAAAATCCCCTCAGTCAATCGGTGACAAGATTGACCTTAAACAGACCAAATGGGCGGACCTCATGGCAGATACACCGCCGATTCTTAAAGCAAACGGGGAGAAGTTGGACGGACCTCTGTATGGAGTGCTGCGGACGCCGCAGGCGAACAATGTGGATATCAGTACGCCACTTGGACTTCCGATATTTGCCGAAGCTATCGAAGAACTAAAAGATCTCGACATTGCATACAGTCGTAATGCCGGAGAGATTTTTGATTCACAGAAGATCGTTCTGGCAGATGATAGACTGCTGATGCCAAGTGGTACACCTGTAGCAGCTATGTCACCACAGGGCATGGAGAACAGACGGAATGAGATGAACTTACCGCACTTTGTTAAGAATGTATTCGGACAGGACGAGAAAGAGTTTTATCAAGAAATCAATCCACAACTTAACACAGATACACGTATAAGTGGCATAAATGCCCTTTTAAGCCAGTTGGGGTACAAGATTGGATTCTCTAATGGATATTTTGTTTTCAACGAATCTAGCGGCATTCAGACAGCTACAGGAGTAGAAGCGGAACAGCAGAGGACAGTCCAATTCATCAAAGACGTGAGGGATAAGTTAGAGTCTTGCCTAGATGAAGTTATTTACGCATTGAACGTCTACGCTGACCTGTACGGGCTTGCACCGGTTGGGGCTTATGAAGTCAATTACGACTTTGGCGATATTCTGTATGTGCGTGAAAACGACCGTGCTAGATGGTGGCAGTATGTGACAACTGGAAAAGTACCGGCTTGGATGTACTTCGTGAAATTCGAAGGAATGACAGAGGATGAAGCGAAAGCAATGGTCAAAGAAGCCCAGCCAGACGAACCAACATTATTTGGAGAGGAGTAAAAAAAATGGCCGATACATTCAAGGGAATAATCACAGCAGACGGAAAGAAGAGACAGTTGCCTTATAGAAATATTATCGAAACGCCCGTGTCTGATGAAACATTGTCCATACAGGGAGCATTTGCGGATGCTAAAGTAGTAGGGGACAATTTCAAAAAAACAAATGCAGAAACTGATTCGCTAAAGGAAGATTTATCCAACAAAATTACAAAGTTCTACGCATCGAATCAGGGTGAAACTCATATCACTGATTCTGACAATGGAAAGATTCAAGATATGATGCTGTATGGCAAATCATCACAGGATGGAGTGCCAACGCCATATAATCCAGTTGAGATTAAAAGCGTGGTGAATCCGACTGTGAAGGTGTGTGGGGAGAATTTATATCCCGGTAGTGATTTAATTGGGTTGACAAAAACATATACTACGGATTTTATACCTGTTATTTTACACAAGGGGAAAATTTATTTTTCTTTTGATACGTCTTCGGACACAAGTGATGGTCGATACCATATTAATACGAAATACTTTGATATAAATAAAGAATTGATGGGTGGTAATGGCAATGAAAGTATAGCAGGAAATAACATTTCTCATGTGAGTTTTGAATTTGATGGAACGAAAGCTGGAATTAATCATGAAACAATCGATTTAAAAAATGTTTCATATGTAAAAATTATGTTTGGTATTTATGCCACTACAGCTACCAAAATTACATACAAAAATATAATGATAAGTGCCACAGATTCCGATTTTGAACCATACAAACCTATTCAGACCGTCACCCTGCCGTATACTCTCAACGCAATCCCTGTAGAATCAGGTGGTAACGTCACAATTGATGGTCAGCAGTATATTGCAGATTATGTGGATGTGGAACGGGGGAAATTGGTGAGGATGGTTGATTCTTCTAAGTTAGATAATACACAATCTATTGCAAACAAAACCGAATGGTTGTTAGCAGAATCACAAGAAATTGACCTTACCACAGAAGAAATTACCGCATTTAAAGCACTTACAACATATTATCCAACTACAAACATCAGCGTTAATAGCGAACAGCTTGACGGATATACAGCATTTAACTATCCAATAAGCATGGCAAATGGGTGGAATTATGTCAAAAAGCAACTTAACGATAACCGAGATTATATCTATGACATGGATATACAATCAGCAGAAGCCTATGTCAACAGTGAATATGCAGTAGCATTAACAGAATTGGAGGTATGATTATGTTATATAGAACATTACTAAAACTTAAAGAAAGAAATGGACTTACAGACGATTTGAAGAATAAAATTGATATTTTCTTTGCAACTGGCAGGATTACTGAAGAACAGTATAATGAGCTGATGGATGTTAATAAGGAAGGAACTGAAAGCGGAAAATAATTAACTGATGAGGGCTTTAATTAACCATCAAAAGGGTCAAAACATGTACCACGACTTTTATCGAAAGAGGTGATATGCTATACTTAGTCCAGAATATTTACGCCGGATAACAGAGGGCAGTGAGCAAATTGCAGAAGAACTGCATCAGTATATCATCTCTGAGATTGTGTCACGGATGATGGCAAGAATCGGCAGAGGTGAGGATTATATTCTGACCAATGCTGATGCATGGAGAATCAGAACGCTACAAGAATCGGGTGAACTGCTAGAGGACATTCTGGCAGAATTATCCAGATACACCAAACGCGAACAGCAGGAACTTCTTGAAGCGTTTGAAGATGCCGGAATCACTGCGATGAACTACGATGACAAGATATACAAGGCGGCAGGATTAAGCCCTGTACCGCTCGAACAGTCTCCAGCTATGATAAGACTCATGGAGCGGAATATGCTTGCGACCATGGGAGAGTGGAAGAACTTTACAAGAACAACCGCAAGTGCCGCTCAGAGGCTTTATATTGAGCAATGCGACCTTGCGTATAATCATGTGATGACTGGGGCAGTTGGGTATACGCAAGCCATTAAAGAAGCAGTTAATAACGTTGTGAGTGATGGCATTACCGTTACATATCCGTCTGGCAGAAAAGACACGATTGAAACAGCAGTTGCACGTTCTGTCAGAACTGGCGTGGCTCAGGCTACGGGAGATATATCCCTAAAACGCATGGAAGAAATGGACTGGGATTTAGTTCTAGTCAGTGCTCACATAGGAGCCAGAACGGGTGACGGCGGCCAGAATCCGGGCAATCACTCATGGTGGCAAGGCAAGATATACTCTCGTTCTGGCAAGAGTAAGAAATTTCCACCGTTCTCATTGACTGGATATGGAACGGCAAGTGGATTGTCAGGGGTCAACTGTCGGCATAGCTTTGGAGCCAGCGATGGAAAATTCAATCCCTACGCAGAATTATCAGCACAGGATAAAGCTAATAAAGGCAAGCAGTACGAAAAGGAACAGAGACAACGTACTTATGAGCGAAGAATCCGCAAGACAAAGAGAGAAGTTCTTGGAATGCAAGCGGCGGCTGATAACTGTAAGGACGAACAGGCAAAATTCGCATTACAACAAGACCTTGACCGGAAGTCTTTTCTTCTCCAAAAACAAAATGCTGCATACAAAGATTACTGCAAGCAGAACGACCTGAGGGAACTACAAGACCGGCTCATGATCGCTAAGTGGAACCGCCAGAACGCCGCAAAAGCCAGAGGAGCGGCAAAGAGATATAAAACAGCAAAGGGGATTGACTGATGGATAGATGGGAGTTTTACAATCCGAACCCTGCCGGTAATCGAGTCGGAGATTGTGCTGTCCGGGCAATATGCAAAGCAACCGGCTTTGATTGGGAAACAGTATTCGCCGGATTAATGATACAGGCGTGTGCTCTGTCGGATATGCCATCAGCTAATTACGTCTGGGGTGCGTACCTCTATAAACGTGGGTACAGACGCAAACTGATTGAACAGTCAGAGCGATATATCTATACAGTCAATGACTTTTGCACAGACCATCCGACAGGCACATACATTCTCTGCATAGATGGCCATGTGGTGACGGTACAAGACGGTAAATATTTCGATACATGGGATAGTGGCAATGAAATCCCGGTATATTACTGGGAAAAGGAGTAGCTAAATGAGCATACAGGAATTTATTCAATTGTTTTTTTCAGTCTGCGGAGGGGTGTCCATTGTCGGAGGGGCGGCAGCCGTAATCTTTAAGTGGATTACACCGGCGTTCCGACTCAACAAACGAGTGGAGACACTGGAAGAACATGACAAACGAGATTACGAGAGCCTTCAGAGAATTGCAGAACGAGATTCATTGATTCTGGAAGTGCTGTCGACCATGTTGGACAGTCAGATCAGTGGGAATAATGTCGAGGAGTTAAAAAAAACAAAACAGAAGCTCACGGAGTATCTTGCACAGAATCAGCGTTAATTGCATTAATAAGGGGTATGCTCATGAAATTATATGTGTTCACAAAGAAAGATATAGACAGATTCTTGATAGAGTGTAATTTTACACCGGACGAAGAAAGATTGTTTCGGCTGAGATGCAAGGAACACACTCTTGAATACTGTGCTGAGCAGATGAATGTGAGTATATCCACAGCGAAACGATTAAGCCGGAGAGTGAACAATAAAATAATTAAAGTATGTTGATACTTTTTGGACACTAATTAGAGCCAGAAACGAACTGTTTCCGGTTCTTTTTTTGTGCAAAAATATAATCAGAAAGGTGGTGCATAAGATGGCATTATATAGCAATCCTTACCAATATAGTTTTGGCGTTCCGGGGCAGATGAATCAGTTTCAGCAACAGCCTGTTCAGATGCCAGCTCAACCAGTGCAACAACCACAGCAGAATAACAATGGCATCCTGTGGGTATCTGGCGAAGTTGGCGCAAAATCCTATCTGGTAGCACCTGGGACAAGTGTTTTACTGATGGACAGTGAAAGTGAAAAATTCTTTATAAAATCCACAGACGTTTCCGGTATGCCACAGCCATTACGGACGTTTGAATACCATGAGGTAGGCACTCAGATGCCACCTAAACAGCCTGTTCAGAACATGGACAATAAATACGTCACAAGACAGGAATACGACGATTTAAAGGGCAAATACGAAGCTATCATAAACCGATTGAATTCTTTTTCTGAACCTGTTAGAGCTAATACCGTACAGGAATCAGCAGCCAAGGGAGGAAATGCAGATGAGTAATCCATTATTTAACACCCTCGGTGGTGGGATGCCGCAGGGGAACGGGCCAATGCAGATGATACAACAGTTTGTACAGTTTAGGCAAAATTTTAAAGGAGACCCGAAAGCAGAAGTTGAGAAGATGTTGCAGTCTGGGAAGATTTCTCAGCAGCAACTTAATCAAGTTCAACAGATGGCAGGACAGTTTCAAAATCTGCTGAAGAATATGAAATAGTACATTACAATCTGGCCAGATTGATGTAAATACACAATAAAGGAGATTATAACTATGGATGGAAATTATAGCTTAGCAGATATTGCCGCTGCTACTGGAAACGGCAGAAATAATGACGGCATGTTTGGCGGAGATGGTAGCTGGTGGATTATTGTTTTATTCATTTTTGCTTTCTTCGGATGGGGAAACAACGGCTGGGGCAATAATGGCAACGGCGGCGGATATGCAGCCACAGCAGCTACTCAGGCAGATATCCAGAGAGGATTTGACAATTCCGCAGTAATCAGCAAACTTGACGGAATCAACAGCGGCCTGTGTGATGGATTCTATGCCATGAATAACGGCATGCTTACCGGATTCAACGGCATCAACACCAACATCATGCAGACTGGTTTCGGAATCCAGCAGGCAATCAATGCTGATACTGTAGCGAATATGCAGAACACAAATGCTTTACAGGCGCAGCTTGCGAATTGCTGTTGTGAAACCAGAGAAGCTATCCAGGGTGTAAACTACAATATGGCACAGAACACCTGCGCATTGCAGAATACGATGAACAGCAACACAAGAGACATTATTGACAGCCAGAATGCAGGAACAAGAGCCATTCTTGATTATCTTTGCAATGAAAAGATTTCTAACTTACAGGCTGAGAACAATGATCTCAGACGCGCCGCTTCTCAGGACCGCCAGAGTGCATTGCTCACAACTGCAATGGCTTCTCAGACACAGCAGCTCATTAATGCGATTAATCCGGCGCCGATTCCGGCATATCAGGTTCCTAACCCGAACACATATTACGGATGTGGATGCGGATGCAACACCGGATGTAATTGCTGATAACTTCATATCGAGAGTATCTTTCGATTGATTCGAATGTCGGCTTATGCCGTATTACACAGAGGGGCAGGCTGATACCTGTCCTTTTGTGATATGAAAGGGGTAAAAATTATGGCTGAATTTACAAGTATAGCTGTTCAGACTGTAGCAGCAAATGGAAACGTAGTATTTTCAAACACAGCAGTTAAAGGTTCTAACTGTATTCAGCACAGAGAGGGAAGCGGAATTATTACGCTGAGAGGACTTACTAACCAGTGCAAAGCGAGATTCTTCGTGGATTTTTCTGGTAATATCGCAATTCCAACAGGCGGCACTGTTGAGGCTATCTCTCTGGCCATTGCAATTTCTGGTGAGCCGGTTCTTTCTTCTCAGATGATCTCCACACCGGCAGCAGTGGACCAGTATAACAATGTGTCCTCTGGTATCTATATTGATGTACCTCGCGGATGTTGCGTTAATATCGCGGTAGAGAACACAAGCGATCAGGCAATTTCTGTTGCGAACGCAAACATTGTCGTAACCAGAGAAGCGTAGGAGGTGCAGCTATGAGAGATATTAAAGACTTATGTGCAAGAATTGAAGACGAACTGTCCAAAATCGCTGACAATGGACTGACCACCGGAAATCTGGAAATGACATACAAGCTGATTGATATGTACAAAGATATCAAGAACACTCAGTACTGGGATAAGAAAGTAGAGTACTACAACACTGTCCTTGATGAGATGCGTGGCGGATACAATGACGATTACAGCGAACGCGGAAGAAAACGCGATAGCATGGGAAGATACAGCGCAAATGACGGCAGAATGATGCCAGACTACGACCGGGGTAGTTCTTATGCCAGACGTGGTGAACATTACGTCAGAGGCCATTACAGCCGTTCTGACGGACGGGATGCTTATGATGATTACATGACGCAGAAACAGAGCTATCGTTCCGGCAAATCCGAGGACTGTAAGAGGAAGATGCTTGCCGCTCTGGAAGAACATCTGGACGAACTCACTACAGAAATGAGCGATATGTCCAAGGATGCAGAGTGCCGGGAAGAACGTGATCTTGTCAAGAGATACGTGGAAAAGCTCCGTGATATGCTCTAATTGGCTAAAACATGTACCACAACTTTTGGGAGGTTCTGTGGTAAAATGTATTCATAGGGAAGAATCGTAAGCAGAAATGCTTGACATAGACATTTTTATTGCTTTCCTCCTTTCTTTAAGCAGATGCGTGTCCTTAATAGAAACAGGTTCGGGGTGGAATCTGGAGGTTGAAAAGCGGATGCAATTTCCGACACGTATCATTGCCGTTAGTGCATGGCGGCATACCTCCTTGTGAGAGCATATAACTGAACAGTGGAATTCAACCCGTGCAGAGGTGCACGACCGTATAGGCGGTGTTGACGTAGCCCGAAACGTCTCGTGTTTAGGCATAGCACGTAAAATACCTTGCTAACCCGGGAATCCGGGTTATGTGGAACCTATCGGCTATAGGACAAATATCTATAGATACAAGTTTTCCAGTTCGACTCTGGAAGTTCCGCTTACCCTGCCAGTGGTCTAACTGGCTTAATCCACTTACCTGCGGCGGCAGGTCAATAAACACGACCAGGAGGATGTATATGCAGAAACTTATTGACACATTAAAATCATTTGGAATTGAAATCCCGGAGGATAAACAGGCAGATGTAAAGAAAGCACTTTCTGAACATTACAAGAATGCTAAAGAAGTAGCGAAAACTCTGTCGAAAGTCGAAGGTGAACGCGATGACTGGAAAGAACGTGCTGAGACAGCAGAAGAAACCTTAAAAGGCTTTGACGGTATCGACCCGGCGAACATTCAGACAGAGCTTGCTGAATGGAAGAAGAAAGCCGAGGATGCAGAAAAGGAATTCAATGCGAAGATCTATGACCGCGATTTTTCGGACGCACTTAAAGCAGCACTCGATGATGTTAAATTTTCCAGTGAAGCAGCAAAGAAGTCTGTTATGGCAGACATTAAAGAAGCCGGATTAAAACTGAAAGACGGTAAGATCCTTGGACTGAATGATCTGATTGAGCAGATGAAACAGTCTGACGCATCCGCTTTTGTGGATGAATCTCAGCAACAGGCTCAGCAGAATCAGGCAAGGTTTACTACTCATGTTGGACAGCAGCAGACACCGGGAAACATGACAAAAAAAGATATTGAAGCAATCAAAGACCCATCCGAAAGGCAGGCTGCAATTGCACAGAATATCCAGTTATTCCAGTGATTTTTTTACACCGACTATACGCCAGAGTATAGCCGCTAACCCAATACCTTAACAATTATGGGTAGAAAGGATTTTTTTATATGGCAGCAAAAGCTAATCTTATTATGACTAATGATATTCAGGTAAAGGCACGTGAGATTGACTTTGTTACCAGATTCGAAAGAAACTGGGAACACTTACGTGAAATCCTTGGTATCATGCGTCCAATCAAAAAGACGCCCGGAGCGGTTCTTAAATCAAAATATGCAGAGGGTACATTGCAGAACGGAAATGTTGGTGAAGGTGAGGAAATCCCTTACAGCAAATTCGTTGTAAAAGAAAAACCCTATGCAGAAATGACTATCGAGAAATACGCAAAGGCTGTATCTATCGAAGCAATCAAAGATCACGGTTACGAGAACGCTGTTCAGATGACCGATGATGAATTCCTCTTCCAGCTTCAGACCAATGTTACCGAAAGATTTTACAATTATTTGAAAACCGGTACCCTCACATTTACAGAGATTACTTTCCAGATGGCTCTGGCAATGGCCAAGGGTCGTGTAGAAAACAAATTCAAGCAGATGCACAGAAATGTGACTGGCGTCGTTGGATTTGTGAACATTCTGGACGTGTACGAGTATATCGGAGCAGCTGAGATTTCTATTCAGAACCAGTTCGGCTTCCAGTATGTGAAAAACTTCCTGGGATTCAACACAATCTTCCTGTTATCTGACAGCGAGATTCCGAGAGGAACAGTAATCGCCACACCCGTTGAGAACATCGTTCTTTACTACGTGGATCCGAACGAATCTGATTTTGCAAGAGCAGGTCTTGTATATACTGTATCCGGCGAAACAAATCTGATCGGATTCCATACGCAGGGCAATTACCACACAGCAGTGTCTGAATCATTCGCAATCATGGGACTTACCCTCTTTGCAGAATATATTGACGCTGTTGCTGTCGGAACTATCAACGCAACTCAGACACTTGGAACTCTGACTGTAAACTCCACAGCAGGAAGTAAGAACGGAGATACAAAAGTGACTGTTACTCCGGCAAAAGTAAGCGCAGGAAATGTGTACAAGTACAAAGTTGCATCATCTGAGACTACCGTAGACTACGGACAGAACGTGAAGAACTGGAGCGCATGGGATGGAGAATCCGACATTACAGCAGCAACAGAGCAGGTAATCACAGTGGTTGAGTGTGACAGTACCTATAAGGCATTGAGTGCCGGACATGCGACTGTAACAGCAAAATGATAATCGTGGGAGGTAACTGGCATGGCTTATGCAGATTATGATTTTTACACAGAATCCTATTATGGCAATGTCGTGCCAGAAGCTGACTTTGATCGTCTGGCAGCCAGAGCCAGCGATTTTATTGATACATTGACATTTGATAATTTGGTGGACGGACTGCCAGCTGATAAGCGTTCACAGAAACGTATTAAAAAGGCGGTCTGTTCACTGGCTGAATTAATGTATCAGATTGAGCTTGCTGAGAAGAATGCTACCAATGCCGCTGTGAGCGGTACGTCAACTGCAATCGGGTCTGGTGGTAGCACAACAGGCATTGTAACATCTGTATCATCCGGCAGTGAATCCATCTCTTATGCAACGCCACAGCAGATCGGAGCAAGTGCAAAGGAATGGAGCGCAGTGTATGCCGCCGCTGGAGACGTACAGAAAACGAACGACTTACTCTTAAAGACAGCTTTGCCGCTTCTAATGGGAGTAAGGACGGATGAAGGAGTACCAATTTTATATGCAGGAATGTAATATTAATGTTCTCGGGACGGTTTACAAAATTAGTCCAAAAGAATTAAAAAATGCAGATGTTGACGGCTACACAGACAATACATCAAAAGAAATTGTTATCAGAACAGACAACGCAAATAATGTTGGTGATTTTGATTCCTTACAGAAAAAGCAGTTGAGACATGAAATTATTCATGCGTTCTTGTCGGAAAGCGGATTGCAGTGCAACTGGCAACATACAGAGCAGTTCGGACATGACGAAACTACGGTTGACTGGTTTGCTATTCAGTCACCGAAAATTTTTAAAGTATTCAATGAACTTAAATTAATGTGAGGTGAAAAATAATGGATATTTCAACATTAGGCTCATGCGTAGCAATCGTTATGATTTGCTACATCGTAGGAATGGGCTGTAAAGCATCAAAAAGAATCTCTGATGAATGGATTCCAGTAATCATGGCGGTTATTGGCGGGATTCTTGGAGCGGTCGGAATGGGAATTATCCCGGATTTCCCGGCAACAGACTATATCACGGCGGTTGCAGTCGGTATGTTTAATGGATTGTCGGCCACTGGTGTGAATCAGATTATCAAGCAGACAATGCAGAAAGAATAATTAAGGAGAGGGTATCATGTACGAAAAAACGGTGACGGTTTTTAATTATTACGAATCAGCCACGACAAGAGATGCGTACTGGTATCCTCATGTTTTATCCGGCGTTGACCTCATTACGGATAAGGGAGCGATACTCAAAAAGTACGGACCAGATGTAACTGACAACGCACAGTTACACGTTCGATACACTGTCCAGAACGGCGATGCAACCATTACTGATAAAGACGGTAAGATTCTCCCATATGTGCCTCCTAAAGAGTGGAAACAGCAGATTAACAACGCTTTGGAAGATACTATCACATTCTCAGACGAATCGTTCTTCTGGGAGGGTGAGTGGACTGGCGGAACGGTATCTGATGGTGATTATCGGAGCGGATTCTATCAGTACATGAACGAGAATAAGGATAACGTATTCAAGATTACCAGTGTAGGCGGTCCGTATACGCTGATTCCGCATTTTGAGATTCTGGGTAAGTAATATGAGTAAGATTCATCATTTTAAAGGATTCTCTGTAGTTGACGGAGATATGAAAATCAAGCTGAATATGGACAGGTTCTCCAGACAGTATCAAGAAGCTCAGTATCTCCTTGATGGAATGGTTATGGACAGCATGGTTCCGTTCATGCCGATGATTACAGGGGACTTTATCAATCGAACAAGAGTTGAGAGTACATCCTTGCAAGGAACTGGGAAAGTGTGTGCGGCGGCGGCTCCTTATGGGCGTTTTCTGTACGAAGGAAAAGGAATGGTTGACGAATCAACCGGAAGCCCTTACGCAAGACGTGGAGCAAAAAAAGTACTTGTTAGCCAGTATTCCGGTCAGACAAACGCAAAAGAGAACCTGGAATACACCAAACAAGCACACCCACGGACACAAGCCCATTGGTTTGATGCCGCAAAACGACAATACGGTGACACATGGCTTCGCAAGGTAAAAGCACAGGCAGGAGGTGGCAGACATGGCGGATAAACCTATCGGAAAAGATGCAACCGGATACGAGATTTTGACGGATGCCATGAAAGCACTTCTGAATCAGTATCCGGGGCTATACGAAAATGAAACAATCAAATTTGAGGAACTCGGCAAGGAATCAGGAATTGCATTCTCGGCAGACAACGGGGCGTTGGTCTATTCAGAAAAAGAAGATGTTTGCGGAATAATGCACCAAATTTGTCAGTACCCATTTTATGTAGTGTACCGAACAGTATCCGACAAGGAACGGCAGAAGTTATCTGTTCAGAAGTTCCTGGATAATCTCGGTAAATGGATATGTCGAGAACCAGTTATCATAAATGGCTCTGAGACACGCTTAAATGCTTTTCCAGAGCTTTCTCAAGGAAGAGTGATAAAACGTATAACCCGTGATAATTCCTATGGTTTAGAGCCACAGGAGAACGGCGTACAGGACTGGTTATTGCCATTATCGGTACGCTACGAAAACACTTATGAAGTAATATAACAAGCAACAACCGGCTATCAATTGGAGATAGTCGCTAACCTACACAGCCTTTTAAAAGTTATAGGCAGAAAGGACATTTCTATGGCAGTTACAGGCAAGATTGACCGTAAATATATGGCTCATTACATTGATGCAGGTTCCCTCTGCGGAGGACTGACACCGAAATATGAGCGTCTTGGAAAAGATCTGGAAGAGTATAACGTAGAACTCAATCCAGATACCGAAACATCTAAAAACATTCTCGGAGAATCCACATTCAAGCATAACGGCTATGAAGTTTCTTCTGACGCTGATCCGTTCTATGCAGACACTACTTCTGATCTGTTCACAGCGTTACAGAAGATTGTAGATGGACGTCTCAAAGACGACAACCTCAAAACAAAAGCAGTTGAGGTTCATCTCTGGACAGAAGCTACAGCAGGCAAATATGAAGCATATCAGCAGGATTGCTACGTTGTGCCGACTTCCTACGGCGGTGACACATCTGGCTATCAGATTCCATTTACTGTCAACTATGTTGGCGAACGTGTAAAAGGAAAATTTGATATCAGTTCCGGTACATTCACAGCTGACAGTGAATAAGCACATACACAAGGAGGATATGCTAAATGGCAAAAGTAATTAATACCAAAATTGATGATGGAATTTTTACATTCACGTTTACCAACAACGAAGACGAAGTTTTTTCTTCTTTCAAGCTTAACCCGACTGATATCAATGTAGCAGCACGTGCGGAGGAACTGGGAGAGTACTTTGACCAGCTTAAAAACTCTATTCAAAAAGTCACATCTGGTAAGGAAGTGGCAGAACTGAACAAACAGATCGAAGACAAAATCAACTATCTGCTCGGATATGAAGCATCAAAAGACCTGTTCAAGGAGCCGATCACAGCGACTACTGTATTCGGCAATGGTCAGGTATTCGCCTACATCGTACTTGACAAGATCGCAGAAGCAATCGCACCGGAAATCGAAAAGAGAAAAAAGAAAATGCAGACGGCAGTCAATAAGTACGTGGAGAAATATACAAAATGACCGCCTATGAGCTACCCACCTCACTGAACATAAGTGGGGTGGATTTTTCTATCAGAACGGATTTTCGAAAAATAATAGGCATATTAATCGCTCTTGGAAATCCGGATTTTAGCAATGAAGCGAAAGCAATAATTGCTGTTCAGATAATGTACGAAAAATGGTGGGAGATACCAGAAGAAAATTTAAGCGAAGCTCTTCAAAAAGCTTATGAGTTCATCGACTGCGGGCAGTTTGACGATAATCCAAACCGCCCAAAGCCCCGTTTGATGGATTGGGAACAGGATGGAGACATGATTGTTCCGGCGGTAAACAAGGTTGCCGGTAAAGAAATCAGAGCAGTGCCTTATATGCACTGGTGGACGTTTTTTGGATACTTTATGGAATCTGGCGAATGTCTTTTTAATACCGTAGTTGGAATTCGTTCAAAAAAGGCAAATGGCGAAAAGCTCGATAAATGGGAAAAGAAATTCTATCAGGAAAATAAGAACATTATTGATATAAAAACACGTCTCAGCGAAGAGGAGCAAGCGTACAAGGATGCGCTGAATGAGATGTTAAACCTCAAATAGTTAGGAGGTGAATGTATGGCTGCTGATGGCTCAGTCATTATTGATACCAGATTAGACACAACCGGTGTCCAGAATGGTGTATCAGCTATAAAACAGTCATTTAACGGCCTTGGAAGTGCTGTAAAAAAAATCGGTCTGCTGATTGGTGGGGCGTTTGCAGTTGGAAAGTTAGTACAGTTTGGAAAAGAGTGTGTGGAACTCGGCTCTGACCTCACAGAAGTACAGAACGTGGTCGATGTTACATTTACCACCATGTCGGACAGAGTGAATGAATTTGCGAAGAACGCCATGACTTCTGCCGGATTATCTGAAACTATGGCGAAACGGTATGTTGGAACGTTCGGAGCAATGTCTAAGTCGTTCGGATTCTCAGAGGCACAGGCTTACGATATGTCAACGGCTCTGACGCAATTGACTGGTGACGTAGCATCATTTTATAACATCAGTCAGGACTTGGCTTATATCAAGCTGAAATCCGTGTTTACGGGCGAAACGGAAACGCTCAAAGATCTCGGCGTGGTAATGACCCAGTCGGCACTAGATCAGTACGCACTGGCAAACGGTTATGGTAAAACAACGTCTGCCATGACCGAGCAGGAGAAAGTAGCTCTCCGTCTGGCTTTTGTGCAGAAACAGTTATCGGCTGCATCTGGTGATTTCATTCGAACATCTGACTCATGGGCGAATCAGGTGCGAGTGATGCAACTGCAGTTGCAGTCATTAAAAGCAACAGTCGGCCAGGGATTGATTAATATTTTCACGCCTGTTCTGAAAGTAATCAATATTCTGCTCGGTAAACTGGCAACTCTGGCAAATGCCTTCAAGTCATTTACGGAGCTTATTACTGGCAAGAAATCATCAGGTCAGACAGGTGGAAGCGGCGCAGGGCTTGCCGGAGCGGATGCAATTGCAGATACGGCAGATCAGTATGGACAGGCAGCCGATAATGCAGAGAAACTGGCAGATGCCACGAACGACAATGCGAAAGCTACAAAAAAAGCGAATAAGGAAACAAAAAACTATCTTTCATCGCTTGATGAAGTACACAAGGTTAGTTCTACAGGGAGTACATCTTCAACGCCATCCGGTTCTGGAACCGGCGGAACTGGTTCTGGGGGCGGCGGATTGCCGGGTTCGGTTGACAGTGTAAATTATGGCAAACTCGCAGAGGGAGAAAATGCGCTGGACAAAATCAGTGATTCTGCCAAGAAACTAGCCGACCTTCTTAAAAAACTCTGGAAGCCATTCCAGGACGCATGGAAAAAAGAGGGCAAGAATACTATTAATGCGGCAAAAACCGCACTTGATGGACTCAAAAAGCTCGTTGTAAGTGTAGGTAAAAGCCTTGTAGAGGTCTGGACAAATGGCACAGGCACAACGATGTTAGAAACCATGCTGAGGATTGCTCAGAATGTGCTTAAAACTATCGGTAATATTGCATCTGGTTTCGCAGATGCATGGAACAAAAACAGTGTTGGAACGCAGATCATCCAGAACATTGCAGATGCCCTTGTGGTAGTTATGCAGTTTGTCGAGAAAATCGCAGAGGATACAGCAACATGGGCGGCGAACCTTAATTTCTATCCTCTACTGGAATCTATCAGTAATCTAACAAGTACGTTTGCGCCAATTCTGGAATCTATCGGAAATGTTCTTGAATGGATTTATAACAATATTGTTCTTCCAATGCTGAAATGGCTGATTGAAACGGGAATTCCAATAGTGATCAACCTAGTGTCTGATTTGGCAAGATTTTTCGCAGACCATCAGTCAATTATTGAGGCATTCGGCGCAGCTCTGATCGGAGCATTTGCGGCAGCGAAGATTGCAGGCTTAGCTTCGAGAATCGCAGGAAGTATAACGACAGTAGCAAGTTTCATTAAGGGTCTTATTGCACTCATGACCGGCTCTGGCGGCATTATTGGTGGAATCAAAGCCATTGCGACAGCTGTCGGACCGGGCGGAATTTTTATAGCAGCAGTAACAGCTTGCATTGCGATTGGTGTATTGCTGTACAAAAACTGGGACAAAATAAAAGAAGTTGCAGGTGCGGTATGGAGTTGGATTAAAGACAAAACCATAGCTTTCGTCGATGGAATAAAATCCAAACTTAGTGATTTGGCAGAAAAGATTGTTTCTATTTGGAATGGTATCAAATCAAGTGCAAAAGAAAAGTGGAGCGCTATATGGTCCACTATAAAAGAAGTTGTAAAGAGGATAGTTGATGGAATCGTTGATAAATTCAAAAGTGCAAGAGACAAGGTTATTGATACGTTCGAGGGTATTAAAAACAAAGTTAAAGAGATATTCAATAAAGTTATCGGTATCGTAAATGGCGCAATCGGTACGGTGAACGGCGCGATCAGTGGAATTGAATCTGCAATGTCATTTGGTCCGTGGGAAGTGCCTACACCATTCGGCTCTAAGACGATCGGATTTAGCGCAAGCTTTCCAAGAGTACCGACTATTCCATATCTGGCAAAAGGTGCAGTTATTCCACCAAGAAGCGAATTTCTGGCTGTGCTTGGCGACCAGAAACAGGGTAATAATATCGAAACACCAGAAGCACTGCTCAGAAAGATTGTTCGTGAAGAATCTGGTGGACAGCAGAGTAACGGAAATTATCGTTTTACCGCTCAGATTAACCGAAGAACAGTATTTGATGAAATCATCGAAGAAGCAAAGTTAAGACGTGATACAAGCGGCAGAAACCCGTTTGAACTGGCATAGGAGGTGAGCGCATGGCATCTATATTATTGAGTAAATCTATAACGGATAGGTATAAGATAAATGGCAAGCGCATGCCTCAGCCAGACAAGGATATGACGTGTAATTTTGAAACAACATACTCAGAAGGAAGTAACCGTACGCAATTTGGAAAAGCCATATTGGTTCCGTTATTTACGGTTGTTCAGTACAGCTATGAGGCTAGCAACATACCGGTGGCAGAAGCAGAAGAACTTATAAACGCAATAATACATGGAAAACCTTTTAATTTGTACCACTATTCCATCAGACACCATGATTGGCGCACAGAATCATTCTATGTTGGAAAAGGAACGTTTTCCCTGGCTTGTGTGGCACCTGGTGAAGAATACTATTCCAAGATATCTTGTAACATGCAGGGGGTGAATCCACTTGATTAATGTATCAGACGCATTTAAGCAAAAACTACAGGACGGAAAAAAAGTCTGGCAGGAAGTGGAAATTACTTTCCCTGACGGAACTGTAAAAACTGCAAAAGATGAAATTATGGGCGAAAACTGCACCTTTTCTGATTGCGCTGAAAGTAGCAGTTTTCCAATTGGTTGTGTCGTGTGTAAGTCCATGACGCTTGAGTTAGACAACTCTCAGGATCAGTGGAAGGATTATTATTTTTATCAAGCGAAAGTCCATACATATCTCAAAATGCAGATTGACGCCAGTACAGTCGAAACCATCGATAAAGGCGTATATACAATCACAACACCGGAGCAGTACGGTGAAACACTTAATTTTACGGCTCTTGATGATATGTATAAAGCGAATGCGGCTTATACATCTAATCTGACTCTTCCGCAGTCGGTAGAGACCCTTGTCAGAGATGCGTGTGAAACTCTTGGCATCCCATTTGGTGGAACAATGCAGCATGGTAATCTGATTATATCAGAGGTTCCAGAGAATATGACATTTCGCCAGTTATTCGGATGGGCGGCAATGCTTGAGACTGCGAACGCCCGTCTGGATAACAGAGGATACTTGCAGTTTATTAGATGGGATTTTTCCAATGTACAAGAAGATTACAGCGCAGTAGTGGACGCTGATGGAAATGTAATATTTAAAGGCGGCGCAAATATTGACTCAGAGAGCTTTATCAGTCCGACAGGGAACTGGACAATTGATAGTGATGGATTCTTGACACTGATTGAATCAGCTACTGACGCATCTGAAAAGCTCAAAGACTTTTTTACAAGTCCAACTGTTTCTAGTGATGATATTATAATCACTGGAATCAAGCTAAAAAATAGAGAAAATGAAGCTATGTACGGAAGTACAGGATATGTTCTTGAATTGGAGAACGACCTTGTTGCGGATTCGGGTTTGGAGACGGTAGCTGCTCAAATCGGCGATTCCATAATTGGAGCCAAATTTCGCAACATGTCGGGAGAACTTGCGTATAATCCACTCATTGAGTTCGGAGATATGGCATACACTTACGACCGCAGATGGAATAGATATATCACTCCGCTGACGGACGTTTCTTGCTCTGTTAATGGAAAAACTACTGTAAAAACTCAAGCCGATGACCCGATCAGAGGAATGAGCAAGTTTGTTTCTGATGGAGCGAAAGCCATTGTTGAAGCAAGACGACTTGTCAAGAAAGAACGTTCAGCTAGAGAAGAAGCTGTAAAAATGCTTGAAGATACTCTTAAAGAGTCTTCCGGCTTGTATGAAACATCAGTCACACAGGAAGATGGCAGTACTATCACATATCTGCATGACAAGCCTACGCTCGCAGAATCAAAAAATGTAATCAAATTCACAGCAGAAGCCATTGGCGTATCCAATGATGGTGGCAAAACATATCCGTTTGGTTTCTTTCTGACAGGCGATTTGATAGCAAAAATTCTGTACGCACATGGTATCAATGCTGATTATATTGACACAGGCGCACTGATTGTCAGAGATAGCGATGGAAACATAATCTTCCAGGTTGATATGGACACCAAAAAAGTAATCATCAGTGGTGATAATGTTGTAATTGGTGATAGTTCTTTGCCGGATAAACTGACAAAAATGGACAGCAATATTGCATCTGCCAAGAACATGACCCTAACACTTTCAAATGAGTATCAGGGCATTACATCCGATGCAGATGGCAATATTCCGGTATTTCCAACGGTCACAACTACAGCAAAAGTTATGTATGGCTCAAATGATATCACCAATGACTGTAGCTATACCGTGACGAAATCAGACAGTGTAATCGGCTCTTGGGATGTAGATACGCATACTTACACTGTCACAGGCTTGAGTGCAGACAATGGATGGATAGACATCAGAGCAACATATCTCAGTAATCTGGCAGTAACAAAAAGATTCACGATTTCTAAGCAGAAAAAGGGCGAAGATGGAAAAGATGGTGAATCTGGTAGAACATACATGGTTGAGCCATCATGTAACGTCTTGAAACGTGGCTCTGACAAGACAATTAGTCCAAACTTTATAACATTTAAAGCGTATTATCGTGACGGAAAGTCAGCTACTAGAGTGCCTTATAAAGGCAGATTCGTTGTTGAAGAGACTGCTGACGGAAACACTTGGAATACCATTTATACTAGTTCAACCGATGAGGATACCGTGACACACTATTTGTATTCTATTTTGACAAATGGATCTGGTCAGACAGTAGCAAGTTCTAATGGTTCAACTGTCGGTATTCCGAGAGATGTGACAAATGTTAGATGTAAATTATATGCGTCCGGTGGAACTACAACATTGATGGATATGCAGAGTGTTGCGGTAGTAATTGATGTGGACAATCTGACACAATCGCAAATCGTAGAAATACTATCAAATGATGGTGCATGGAAAGGCCTGTACTACAAGAATGGTCAACTGTATATCAGCTTCAGTGCAGCGCTTGGCGGTGAATTGACATTGGGCGGTGTAAATAATGGCAATGGAAAATTAGTTATTAGAGATTCAGCCGGTAATCAAGTTGGATATATTGACAACACAGGAGTGAATTTTACAAAAGGAACGTTTTCCGGCAGTTTGAATTCAGCAAAAGGAACTTTTACTGGTGAATTAAGTGCTAACACTGGAAATATTGCCGGGTGGGTTCTAGATAGTGAGACAGGACAATTAAAGTCTCCTAACGGCATTATAATACTGGACGCAGAAAATGAAGAAATAAGCATTAATGGGGTCACCTTGAGTGCTTATGGAAATG